TCCGTACAACCTTTTCCCACTGTAGGCAAACAACTTTGCGGTTATAAACATCACCCGTCCACGCCCACCGCACACAGCGGTATTCAGTCTTCCTGTCTTGGCTGGCTGCTCCCGGTAAAAACACCAAAAAGAACATCAGTAACCAACGCATCTACCACGCCCAACTCCATGCAATCATGTACGTGCCAAAGATGACGAAGGCTACTATACAGGCCGCCGCAATAATTGCTTCAGCCCAGTCCCACATGATTAGGGTGACTCAGGCCAAGTCATTGTCCAAGGGAAACCGCTTGCGGATGTAATATCACGCAGTGCTTGGCGGTATGTAGCCCACACAGCTTTATCCGCAGTGCTGTCGGCAATCTGTGTCCAATCGCAGTCTTTCAGCTTTTCTGTGCGTGATGCACGTACTGACTTGGCCTGCTCTGCGTCTTTCATTGCACGGTAAGCAGTCTCTTGTTCAGCGGCTGTTTGTGCTGGCTGGTCGCCTTCGGCTGCGCGGTCGGTAAAGACAGGGCCGAGGATGTAGTTGGTGTACCACTTGCCTTCAATCTCACGTACGCCTGAACGCATTGAGTATTGATAGACTGTGCCGCCTGTAGCCTGTGGGCCTTCAAGAACAATGTCTGCACCCCACTCGTTGATGACTTCTTCGGTCAATAACTTGGGTAGCCCCAAACCTTCATGCAGTCTGCGGAACTCGTCCTGATACATGACTGCGCCTGTGTTTCGTACACGAATTTGCATGATGTGCTCCTTTTAAGCAATTGCGAGAAAGATGAATGTACCGCCGTTGGCATTGATTGAGGCGGGGGCTGTGCTGCTAATTTCAAAACCAGCAGAGTAGGTGTCCACGTAATCGGTTCCTGTGACTTCCGCAGCAGTGGAGTTTAACAACAGGTATGGATCGTTGCCAGCCACAATTCCACGGGCAGAGTCCCACACGTACCAATCGCCAGTTGAGTCAGTACGCTTGATGAGAACAAAACGGCTACCTGCTGTGAATCCACAATCTATTTGAAGTGTCGTTCCTGTTCCTGTGTATGATCCTACTTTGGAGACACCTGCACAAGTGGCAAATAGGTAGGCAACATAAGTATCACCACCAGTTGTTAAACCTAAACCCGCTGAAACAGCAAATGTTGTTGCACTTGTATTCCAAATTGCCTCCCCTGCATCTTGTTGGGCAATAGTTTGGGCAAGACTTAAATAATAGTTATTTGGAGTTGGTGTGCCTGAACTATAGACCCGCCATCCTTGGGCAGCACTTCGTTTTTTTACGATTAGCAATTCAGGGGCTACTGTTAGATTGTGGTTTAAAGTTTGAAGTGCGCCAGTTCCTGAGCCTACATAGCAAACCTCATCAAAAAACGATGGCGCACGTCTGAAGTTTAACCACATTACAGAAGTGCCAGAACTATAAAAGCTACTAGATGATTGAATTCCAACGTTGCTTTGAAATCCTAAGCCCAAACCCGAACCAACAAGTTCCGCATCTGTTGAAGATGATTGCAAAATGTTGTAAGTGCTTGTAGTGCCACCCCGTAATCTATCCATAAAATACGGCGCATTTGTAGATGATGGGGGTTTATTAATAAGCAAGTCAACAGGGAAGTTTGTTGTGATTGTTGTGTTGCCACCATTTGCAAGCACAGGCGCAAACACCTTAGTCGCATCCGTAGGCACTTTCATCGGGCCTCTGCGAATGGCTATGTAGATGTGGTCACCAACTAAGCCAGTTGCGCCGTTCGTTGAGAACCCTGTGGCGTTGATGCGAATGAAGCCGGTCGTGGTTGAAGTCTCCGCGCCGGAAGTGTCCGCAAGCAGTCTTGCGTAACCGTTGTCAGCAGTTTGGCCTCGCATCGTGTCTTGCATCAACCAACTGCCAGTGGTGTTGGTCTGCTTCATCAGCAGCCACTGCGGCTCATACCCAAGGTTGATGGACGAATTGCCTGACCCGTCTACCGTAAACGACCCACACGAAATCACATTGTCTGTACCAGTTAGGCCAAAGCCTCCTGCGTTGTGGGCGAATAGGTAGGCTACATATGTGCGACCTGAAAAATTAACTTGTGAGTTTGACCCTACTGTAAAAACAGAAGCGGTTGGTGTTGTGTTGTTCCAACTTGGGTCTGTACCTTCGGCATCTGTAGTGTTAAGCACCATTGTTTTGGTGTTGCCAAGTGCTTGATGGTAAACATACCAAGGTTCGTTTTGGGTAACGCATTTAACAATAATGCAGCCCGGCACAGAACCAAGGCTGTGGGAGATATTACGTCCTGCCGTCCCATCCCCCGTATAAGTCACAATATCAAAGAACTTTGGTTGCTCTCGGAATGTCCATGAGACGAATGTGCCGCCTGACGGATAGTTTGTGCCATATCCATCGTCATACCTCAAACTAAACCCATTTGAGTTGTATGAAGAAATGCCAGCATTAGGCGCTGTTTGTGCGGCTAAAGTTGAATTGGAATATAAAATATTGCCAGAGCCTGTTCCTCGGGCAGTATCCATCAGAATATTGTTGTATGTAGAGCCATCACCACTAACTCTACTTTTGCACCAAACCAACCCGCCATAAGTTGCCAAGTCAATTCCATTGACAATGCTTTGCGTTGATGGGCTGTTACCCGTATACAAATACGTACTGAACAAATTCTCAATAAATGAGTTGGGATTAGCGTTACCTGCCGTGGGCCATTGGCCTAGTTTTGCATAAGCCGCCTGTTGCTCCAGTGTCCAGATGCCCGGTGCAGTGCTGTCTGCGTATGGGCCTGATGGTACAGGTGCTGTTTTTGAGATGATGCCGCCGGGGTATTTTGAACTCATGTTGTACCTTTAAGCGATTGCCAAGTATGAAAAGCCAAGATAGTTGTTTCTGCAACGCCACTCAACAGTTGACTTAGGAATACCAATTGATTTTGCCGCTTCTACAGCAGACAACCATAATCCGTGTGGAGTTCCAACCATTTTTGAATTGTAATGTTTGCCGCCGCTTGTAGCATTGCTAATTTTTTCTTTAACTTCAGGACGATGCATTGCATTTCTCTCCCCGACAGACCATGTATTTATTTGGCCCATCATGGTCATAGAGATTTTATGTCGTGTAATTTGACTTTTTGGTTTACCAATATTGGCATCACTTAAATTTTTCCCGTTGGTTGCACAGTAAACATTCCAAATTGCGTATGGCCCAGTATCACCTGTCCGGCACATACAGAACTTGTCTTTGCCCACGCCACGCAAATGCCAATTGCCGGAATCAATCCACCACTGTTTCCATTCATCAAATGAAAATAAAAACTCAACACCCCTTTTTTGGGCGTTTGTTCTTTGCCATTTAAAGGCGCTTTTAAATTTGTCCATTTAAGCAATCGCTAGAAATATATATGTACCGCCGGGATCATTTAACTGTGCTGGTGCGGCGGCTGTTACTTTAAAGCCTGTGGTGTCGGTGTCAACATAGTTTGTGCCGGTAGTCTCAGCAGAAGCCGAGTTTACCCACAAAGATGGGTCATTGCCTGATGTAAGGCCACGTGCGGTATCGTATGTGTACCAATTACCTGTAGCGTCTGTGCGTCTAATAAGAACAAACCTTGCACCAGAAGTGAACCCACAATTTACTGTTATCAGTGCGCCTGTTCCTGTGTATGAACCCACTTTAGAAACACCAGCGCAGGTTGCAAATAGATAGGCCACATAAGTTTTACCAGTGTTATTGGTATCATTTGAACCTACTGTAAATACTGTTGATGTTGGAGTTGTATTGCCCCATGCAGAATCAGTAGTGCTTGCAGTAGTAACATTTAAATATAACGCTTTAGTGTTTCCAAGAGTTGCTGTATATACATTCCAAAATGAACCAGCATAGTTTCTACCTTTGACAATCATTAACTCCGGAACAACGCCAAGATTATGAGAAACTGTTATTGGTGAACCAGAACCTCCATTCCCTGTATAGCAAACTACATCATGGAAGCCGGGGGCACGTTGGAAACCATACGCTATGTATGTGTACGCACTTTGGTTATACGACGAGTCACTTGTTCCGTATGTGTAGCCTGTGTTTTGGTATGAGGCAATGTAATACGGTGGGTTATTTTCTTCTGCCGCCGTCAAGTTTTGCGACAGCGCAGTGTTTACGCCTATTAACATATTTGCAGAACGCCAGTTGGTAGCGTTGCTTCGGCTCTTCCACCACGCCGTATCGGGAACAAAACCTGTTGTGATGGCGCGATTATCTGCACCATTTCCTGTGTATGCAACAGGACTAAACACACTTGTACCCACAGTAGGCACTGCCATCGGGCCTCTGCGAATGGCTACATAAATGTAGTTGCCGCCACTAGCATTAACGATTGCTGATGACCCAGCAGAACCAAAACCAGTTGCTGTTGGGAATAAAAAAGTTGAACCTGTTGGCCCTGCTTCTGCGTCAGAAGTATTAGGTACTAAGCGTTGGCAAACTCCATCTGCTGTCCAACCCCGCATATTGTCAATTATTTGCCAATCAGCAGTTGTATCGGTTCGCTTAATCATTACCCATTGAGGCTCATATCCCAATGTGATAGAAAGCGTAGAACCAGTGCCCGTATAAGACCCACACGAAATCACATTGTCTGTACTAGTTAAGCCAAAGCCGCCTGCATCGTGGGCAAATAAGTATGCTACGTAAGTTTCGCCAGATTGATTGACAAGAGCATTTGTGCCCACAGTAAATTGTGCTGATGTAGGTAAAGTGTTGTTCCAATAAGACGAAACACCCGGGCCTTGTTGTCCCGCTGAACTGTTTAACTGAACGCCATTGCTGTCAGGGCTACCTAAACCTCGGTGATAAACAAGCCAATTGTCAGTACTACTTGTTTTCTTAACAATCATGCACCCCGGCACAGAACCAAGATTGTGAGCCACAGTTCTTGCTACACCCGTCCCCGTATAAGTCACAACATCAAAGAACTTTGGTTGTTCTCGGAATGTCCATGAAACGTAGTTGTCACCAGTTCCGTTAAACCCACCAAAGCTATTGTTTTGAGAAAACCCGTCTGTGTTAAAAACTGTGTTTAACGCTAAACTTGCTTCAGCATTTGTATTGTTGGTTATTATGAAGTTGTTTGCGCCTCGTACAGTATCTTGTAGATAATGCGATGCCGCTTGGGTTCTGTCTTTAATCCAAACCATTCCACCATAAGTAGATAGATTAACTCCATTGACAATAGTTTGGCTTCCATTATTACCTGCGTAAAGGTATGTGCTGAACGTCTCTTCAATATAAACAGGCGATGTGGGGGTTACGCTGTTAGATGCCGCGCTTGGGGAACTCTGACCTGCCGCCGTTGTTGCTGTAACTGTGAATGTGTAAGCTGTTCCAGCAGTTAAACCTGAAACTACAATAGGTGAAGATGCGCCTGTGCCCGTAATACCGCCGGGGCTTGATGTGGCTGTGTACCCAGTGATACCAGATCCCACATAAGTAGGAGCCGTAAACGCAACAGACGCAGACAACGCACCAGCCGTAGCAGTACCAATCGTAGGAGCGCCAGCAAGCGCAGGCCAACTACCCGAAGCCACACCCTGCATAAACTGCTGTTCAGTCCATACACCCGATGCTGATGAGGTGCTTGTCGTTGGCGGCGTTGCAGAGATAACCGCGCCTTTGTAGCGTTTGGACATCTTATTGAGCCTTCTCTAATCGTTTACGGGCAAAGGTTGCATTCCTTGCTTCCCGCATTTTTGCCAATAGTTCGGGACTTCTGCTCAAAGCAATCTGTTTCATTTTTGCACGACTTTCGTCAGAACGTTTTTGCCCCAGATGCGCAACACGCATTTTTTCTTTGGTTTCATCGGTAATTTTTTTGCCAAGTTTAACTTGACGCATTTTTTCCAAAGTTTCTGGTGGATGTTTACGACCAAACATACCATTCATGTCGCCAAAGATTCCAATAGCGCCAACACCCCCAGTGCAAATGTTGTAACCGTTTGGCTTTAGCGTGTTGTACGCTTCAATGGCTTTACGCTCCATATCGTAGCAATACTCTTGCGTTGATGTCAGCAAAACTTGCAAATGAAACTTGTCACGCCCGTACTTCTTGATGGCGTTTTTAATAATTGACTTTGTTGGCGTTGTAAAACAAGCATGAGCAATCATCCGGTGATGCGGATTTTTGGTTACACCAATGTAAACCATATCGTTTATGGTATTGGTGATCTTGTACAAGTGCGCCACGTTAGCCATAAAACTACGAAATCACCTCATATGAGATGCTGTATGTAATTCCGCTGGCTGTACCAGAGGTAACTGTAATGGATGTGCCTTCCATCAAGTAGATGGCTGTAGTCTTGTCAGTCACAATCAATGAAGCGTTAGCA